ATTTTATCGTTCATGGTTGCTCCTAATTAGAACTGCGAATTAACGCCGAAGTTGATGTATTTGACGGCATGGTGATGGTGAAATTTGTCTGCGTTTTGTCTGAGCCAAAGTCAAGAACAGCTATGGATTTATTGGCTTTTGAAGCGTTATAAATCAAAGCGCACCGGGCGGTGATCGTAGCCCCAACCCAAACAACATTTGCAAAGTTAACATAAGCTGTGTAGTTATAGCTTGCTACAGTTGCTCCGGTCATTAACTGACCTCCCGCCGTATAGCCAGAAGTTACAACCTCGTTGGTGGCTGTGTAAACGGTGGTAGCTGCGTTTAAATCTGCAAAAGCTGTGTACAGGGCAACATAAATTTGATCCGTTGTAAGATCATGCACACCCTGATAAAGCTGTGTTTTAAAGCTGGTGGTCTGGGTTTGTACTATCATGCTACAGGAACCCTCACTTGACCATCACGATAAGCATCCATACGCTGTTTACCATCACCCAAGTTCTTGAGCAGAGCAATAGCTTGAATATAACGTTCTTTGTACAGAGTGTACATGCCATCTTCTTGCCCGCTTTTCATGTAAGCTCCTGCCTCACACAGAGTTCCATAAAGAAGCGCAGAATCAAAGTTATCCCCTAGCCAAGTAGTTCCAGTGGTAACTATTGATACAGGATAGTAATAATAATGAAGTTCAGCGGAATAATTTATATTGGGTGTCGGGCCAACAATAAAAGTTAATTCATTTACGTCTAACGAACTAGGGCCAAAGATGGCGTAATGTTTAGGTTCAGACAAAGAAGCAGACAAAGGATACGCCTCACGCATGAAGTTTACATCTTTGTTTAAAAGGTACAGATAGTCCCCTTGGAACACAACTGCTCCAGAAACAGACCCACTGTTCACTACACTTAATGTAATAGTTGTATCAACTATACCTTGAACTAAACAGTTAGTACCAATATTTGTACCTGTAACTTGCTGACCTACAGATATGCCAGAGTTACTTGCAACTGTGATGGTGTTTAAACCAGATGTTCCAGTGGCGGTGGTGCTGTTGTACGGGAAAATAGCCAAGCTATATGATGATAAAAAATCCAATGGGCAGGATAAATATTTATTACCTGCCGTCAACGTACCCGTTACATTTTTACGCAGGTTGGCAACTTGCACCGTGTTATAGATGCGTTGCTCTGCCTGCTTGATCATCGTATTGATGGTCGTTGTATCAAATGTATTCTGCGTGTAATCCTGTACCGCAGCTACGAGTTCTGTGTATGTCATTTTTAGCCCATTGGCCCTCTAGCCATTACGCCTTTGGTTGCAGCGCCTGTGCCACGTATTTTGATGCCACTTGTCTTAACAGGAGGATAACCCATGCGGTTAATTCCACCAACGCTCATGTTGACATCATTTGCCGCAGATGACTTGGTATCTGATTGGAATGTGTTAACACTGACCTTCTTGTCGGTCATGGTATGTGGAGGAGCATAGTCTTCCGCAGGAAAGTTGTTAACATTCTTTCCAGTCACAATCTTTGGACTGTTCTTGGTGGTTGGTTTTACTTCACTCATATTAACCTCCGGATTTCTGGTTAGCAACTTTAGCCAAGTTACGACCATACATCTTCATCATTTCGTTTGTCTTGCCGCCTTTAGCAAACTTAAGAGTTGTGCCTTTGCCACCCTTATGTTCCTGTTCGTCATGTTGTTTAAACGCTTTTTTAATCAAAGCTTTGTCTTGCTTGAGATCTTCTTTGTCCATGATTAACTCCCTGTAATTGTTACCGTACCAACACTTGTGACTCCCACCAAATTGTTTGGTGTTAGCACTGCATCAAAACCACTTGCTCCGCCAACCGGATTCCATCCCCACTGTATATCTCTTGAACCTCCGGTAGGATATCCACCAAACCCAGTGGTGTTTAAATCTAACCCGTTTAAACCTGCTGTGACGTAAGTCAAATCAGGACGGGGCTGACGCACCGCTTGAGGATCATCTATGGGATACATACCCAACTGCAACTGCGGTTGATCTGGATCCCAGCATTCTTCACAAACTTTCAATTGATATAGTTTAGTCTTAATGACCTCATATTTCAATTGTTTTAGCTTGTATTGCTGTCCACATCTGTCGCATTCTGCAATTGAATACTTGCCAGAAGCAAACCTGTTTCCCATTAATAAGCACCTCCACCAATGAATGCTTGACGGGGTACAAACCGCACAGCGGCTTTCTCCCTATCTTCTCCAGCGGCAAGGTTAAACTGTTCATCGTACTGCGTCTTGAGCATGTCAATACGGGACATCAAATCTGGGGTCTTGGTGGCTATGTAATAAGCCAATCCTGAAACAAGCGCAGGTAGGAACCTAAATGTTATATCTGCGGTCTCTGAGCCTGCACCAGCATCCTGTACCCTACGCATTCTCCAGTATACAAATGTATAGGTGGTAGATCCATCTGGCGTGGGCCAGACGGTGACAGCAGGCAACCTCTGTAGGTAAACCTGTGTAGCCGCTGTAGCAGATGCTGCGGTTGTGTTGTTCTGACCTCTAAAGCAATTGCTCAGGACATTACCTGAAATATAGCTGTAATAGATAGTTTCTGAGTTGATCTGAATATATCCATTGGCGGGCAATCCATTGACCGAGGTCAATGTGATAGATGTATCTGTAGATGTAATGGCAGTGCTGACAGTCACCATTGCCCCGTTACTTGCGTACAGTGGAGACAAATCACCTGCTCCACGCTGTACCCAAACTTGAATTGGTCTAGCCTGAGCTAACTTATTGGGTATGGTCGCATAGGTAGAAATACTAATGCGAGTGATACTTAGGTCAGATTGGTTGGTTTGTTGATTGGCATTGGTACGGATCACGTGGTCAAGCAAGTCAATAGTATCCAAAGGCAGAGCATAAGTGTTTAAACCCTGAGTCAGGTTAAACGACCCCTGATCAAACGTCCACATGTCTAATCCACGGTTCTGCCATTCGATGGTTAAAAGGTTCATTGACCTACGTGCTGTACGTAAGTCATAACCTGTTCTCATCTCACGCCCAGCCCTCTCCCAAGACTCTTCAGCAATCTCTGTAAAGTCTAGGTCAAAGGACGTTTTGCCGGATGTGGTCATTATCTAAATCCTGCTGTTTTCTTTGCAATTGCTTTGGGTTGCGCTACAAACTGTTTACCTGCCGCTTTACCAGCACGTTTAGCACGGGTAGTCGCCGCATACTCTGAGGAAGACAAAGACTTGATAGCCGCTTCTGGTAGATACCTTTCGCCTGTTTTACTAGACGGCTTTCCACTCTTGGTGCGCCATTTCTGGTCGCCCCAGTTTTTGAGGGATTGCTGCGGTGCTTTCAATCTCTGTATCCTCCGCCTGCGGCTTTATACCTCTTAGCTACAAGTTGAGCTTTACGTGCCGACCATTCCCCAGCCCCAGTACCTTGTGTGGCTTCTGCTTTTACTTGAGACACAATCCGCTTACGCATTCCGGGTTTGGTGTAATTACCAGCAGCGTTTACACCACCACCTTCAGCGTACTGCGTGAAGTCCGTGTCATCACGGCGTTTCTTTACCTTACCGCCCGGCATCTTGCTAGGATTAATAGCTCCCATGCCACGGCAGGGCATCATACAATTTTTCCTTTTGTATGACCACGCTGGGCTATGCCATCACCACGCTTACTGGCAGATACAGTACCGCCTTTGGCGTAAGCCTTAACATCACCACCTTTTTTCATGCCAATATTTTGTTTAACTCTATTGCGTATGTTTTCTAAAGATTTACTTACGTTGTCACCAATATCAGGCATGGATCGGACAGTTTTGTCCCTTTCTCTCATTCTGGCTAAACCTTCTGGAGTACTTTGATTTAACTCCATGCCAAGAGCATTGGTTACCTTACTTCGTGGCATTCCTGCGGGGCCAGAACTTTCATCCCAATCTGGAGCCATGCCAGCTTTGCCTGATTTTTCATCCCAGTCAGAAGATTTTTTCTTTGCGGGTTTTTTGTTTGGTGGTTTAACCATAGGCATTGGTTTACCAATATTGCCTGTTGTATCGTAATCACCCATACCAGCATTTAAAGCGTCATTAGCTGACAGCATATCTGCGGCGTTTGTTGTCTGAGCGGCGGGCGCAGCAGCAGGAGCAATTGTAGGAGTGGCAGCAGGAGCAGGCGCTTCCTTGTCGCCCTTCTCTTTGTCGCTCCTATTTAAGTACGCATAAGCCGCAGCTAAAGCTAGTGGAGTTAAGTTCATGGTAAATCCTTACTTGCCCATCTTGGGCATCAATGCACGGGTATGACCCTTTAACTGTATGCTATGCTCTCCATGAGGACGTTTGCCACCAGAGGGTACGCTACCCATAGCTGATACGCTTCCGCCCTTGGCATAAGCTTTACCGCCAGAAGCCATAGATTTTCGGTACATGATAGCGGCATCGCCACCTGTCTCTGAACCACCAAAGCCACGTTTCTTAAAGTTCTCTGGCTCTTTACGTGTCAAACCTTTTTCTCTGTTCAGGAAGTCTCTAAGGCTTAAACCAGAATCTTCAAGTTCTTTTTTGGAAACAACTCTATCCTTTTTTGGTTTAGGCATTCTCTGCATACCCTCACCAGTCTCAACCTTGGTAGACAGATCATTCATTCTGCCCATGTCTTCTTCTACCATGTCGCCTTCAGCATAACGTTTTGTTCTCATGATTGCTCCTTAAATGGTTCTACCCTTCATCTTAGGCATCATTGCTTTTGTATGCCCAGACTTTTGTACTGTATGTTCGCCGTGAGGTTTCTTACCACCAGCAACGACTTTACCCATAGGAGAAGCTTTAACACCTCCGCCTACAGCATAAGCTTTGCCACCCTTTTTCATCATCATTTGTTTCTTGTCCATAGCCATGTCAGCTTTGGAACCTTCTTTCATACCTTTTTTTTCCACATCTTTGCCAGATTTTTCAAACTTTGCAAATGGATTCATTTTACTAGCCATAGTATTACCACCTTGTTTAAACGTTTTGCCTTTATCGGCTTTACTAAAGTCCTGACCCACGTTTTGCGGGACTCCTGCCTTCTTGGCAAACGCTGGATTATGAGCCACCGCCTCCATGAATCTATGTTGTTTGGCGCTTGTGCTAGGCATTATTTTCTCCAGTTTTTAACCGTATCGGTTTCCCATATACGAATACACAACCAAACAATGGTCAATAGACCACCAACAAGCCCCACAACAGGTGGGAACCACTGCATAAAACCGCCTAGTCCTACGACTACTGCGGCTCCATCAGCCATTACTTTTATGTCATGATTGTCCATTTAACAGTTCCATGCTCTCAAAGACTTGTTAATCCTGCTGTTTGGATCGTTTGCTGTCTTTGCTGAAGTTAATTTTGCTTTCATCCCAGACATTCTGGCGCAGAAAGATTTCTTCCTTGATCCGCCCTCGGGTTGGGGAGGCTTTAAATTCATCCCCTCCTTCTTTGCGGATGCCCGTCCCTTGGCGTTTAAACCGCCATTCGGATTCTTTCCTTCTTTGCGTTGCCATGCTGGACTAGCCATAGAACACCGTTACACCAGTTACTGAAGCACTTAATGCCAAATACAACGAAGTATTAAATTTAATACCTTCACCGGGAATGTCAAAAGTGTATGTATTTGGATTGGTGTTACTAGCAACATCAATTTCCAATAAAACAGTTCCAGAAGAACCACCGTCTTTAAATTGAATAGTTGCCGCTGTACTTGCCGTTGGACAAATAATTAACCCTTTCAAACGAGTCGGGCCATTAAACATTGTTCCAGCAACGCTCAAATGCTTACTGCTAACATCTGTTTGCATCATGATTAATCTCCTTAAATGATAGGGGCCGAAGCCCCTAGTGATTAATCGAAGTTACCGTATGGGTAAGCAGTCGTAGAACCTATGTTACCGTCAACTTGTGTATATTGAACAGTAAATATGTATTGACCTGCTGTGATTGCGGTAACTGATGTTCCTACAATTGCAATAGTGAATACAACTTGAGAGATATTTGGCAAGCCATTCGCTTGAACAATATCTGTAGAAGTTGATTGCTGGTTAGACAATTGCGTAGCAGTAAAAGCTGACAATGATTGACGACCAACTGCGGTGATTGCCGCTGTTCCTGCGTATGTAGGTGTACCTGCTGCGGCTGTGTAGTTATTAGAGACATAGACTGTTTGTGAAGTCAATGTACCTGTAATAGTTACCAAAGCCTGTACATCAACCAACATGTTGACAATTCTTGCCCCGGCTGGCAAATAAGCTACAAATCCACGATACCAATTGGTTGATGTATCTGCGGGAATTGTCTGTACAACAGATGGATAAACTGTAGAAGAAGGCGTGTAAACAATACCGCTTCCATTTGGGATAGCATTTGAGTCAACGAAAGCACCAGAACCACCGCCATAATTGGCTGTGTTTGGCGTGACATTTGTTAACAATAAATTTGCACTTTGGTTCAAACCCATGTAACCAATGTTACGCAAGTCACCAAATCTCTGATCACCAGCTATTACTGGGCCTTCAAACGTTGCACGTGCCATGATAATTCCTTTGCAATAAGTAACGTACCAATTGATTGCACATGACCTCTAGGCAGGCTGGCGGTACGCATAAAAATCCTAGATGTCTGTTTATACCATTATGTTTAAACATCGTCAATAAAAAAGGGGGTTTTAGCCCCCTTTTTATCAGAATGAACCTGAAGAACCCCAAATTCCGAGGGGATCAGACCATCCAAAAGAATAACGCTCTCTAGCTTTGTAGCGAACATTACCTGTATCGAAGTCACCGTCCATGCTGTTTTGCAGGGGTGTACGCTCGAAATGCTTCATACCGTTAGGTACGTCAGTAGTCAAAAACCATGCATTTACGTCTGTCAAGAAGTGGTTTTGTGTATATCCTTCAGGGATAGAACCATTGTTCTCAAGGGCGTTAATGTCATTGTTGTTTGTACCAACACGCAGTTTTGTTTCGAGCAAACGAGTTGCAACGAACTGGAGTGAAGGAGGAACAATCAACTTACATGGCTTGGCTGCGATCAAAAGACCACGCTCATCCGTCCAACTGGCGATCTGAATAACTGCGCTCTCGAGAGAGGTTTCATTCAAATCAGATTGAGTTGTAGGAGTGTTGGAGTTTGTACCGCCACCTACCAATGGGTGAGCTGTGTTGAATAAAGATACACCGTCACCACCTAAGTAAGCAGATGAGAAACCGTTGTTCAATACAGAAGCAGCTTTAACTTGCTTGGTATATGCCATAGCACGGGCCAAACCTTTGGTGTATCGAGCAGACAAGCTGTCGTACAAGTTATCTTCAATCGCTTCTTCAGTGATTGAGAAACCCAAAGCAATGGTTTCGTGGTTGTAACGAGTTGTCCATGCTTCCTGAGCATTGTCATAAGCGATGGCTGAACCCTCGCCTTTAACAGGTGCTGCTGAGAAACCAGACAGTTTTGTTTCCTCTTCAAAGGAACGCTCGGAGGTTTCAGTCTCATAAATTTCTTTATGTTCTTCACCATAACGGGCGTACTCCAAGCCAAACAATGCGTTTAAACCGGGAAGTAACTCTTTAAGTAGTTGCGCTCTTGAAATTGCCATTTTAGATTACTCCTTATTAAACGCCAGCGGCGATAGTCATACCTTGATAGCCTTGGTTCCAAACCACTAAGACTTCAGGGAATCCGACAAATGTCAATGCTGAACCAGACGCAAGGGTAACTGCGCTAGACAAAGTAACAGTTGTTGAGCTGATGTTGGTAACTGTGATGTAGTTACCTTGAGCTGAACCTGTACCGCTAGGTGCAATCAATTGCATTCCGGGGCTAATTGCTGTGTTTGCAGCAGTGAGAGTCAAAGTTGAAGAAGAACCAGATGTTGATCCAGTTGCAGCTACAGTGACTGCTGTATCAGGAACGATACCAACTACACGGAAAGGCAATGCTGTAGTAGCACGGACGTTTCCAGAAGTACCGGAGCTGATTACACCGCCAGACAATGCCAATGCTGAGTTACCTGTAGTGGTAGAGCCTGTGTTGCCTGTTACAGCATACAAGTTTGTACCAATAAAGTAAGGGTTAGCATAACCAATGGTGGTTCCAGTGTTTGCCAAGGATGTACCTTGAACTGTCAACGCAGCTTTAAAAACTGTTCTTGGATCATCCACTACATATGCTACTGCATAGTTAGAAGATGTACTGGCGGGCCAGTATTGTCCACGAACTGTTTGGCTAGAAGAGTTAACATACTCAGCGCCAAGAAATACACCCAATGTACCTGCCGTAGCTGTACCGGGTGAAGACGTTGCGTCCATTGCTGTTTTAATAACAGTACCGCCAGACAACTGAACTATGTCACCATAGAACAAATTGCTGGAATAAGCCGTTGCAATGGGATACATGCGAGTTGACCCAGCATAGGGTAAACCGCCGAACTCATTGATTGGCTTTAGCCCGTATGGGGCATTGATAATTGGATAAGCCATCTAATACTCCTGTAAAAAAATTAAGAACCAGAACCGAATGTGACCTTGCTTGTTCTCTCTTTGAAGAGAGGCATACGAGGATCACTTTGACGCATGAATGTGTTATCTACTGATTCCATTTGAGCTTTATTCTGCGAGTTGTAATAAGCATCTCGCTGTTCCATAAATTCTTTTGGAATTCGGCATAACAACAATCCACCAACCTCAATGTTGCCTTTAAACTGACCATTTTGCGTGGCATGTACCATCAATTCAGGATATTCAACCGCTTTCACGGGTTCCCATCCTTCTCTGAATTTTGAAGAAATATTGGCTGGATCATCCTTGCCCATCATGCTGATACGTATGTATCTATGAACCCACCCCGGTCTTGGATCGGGCATTGGCAGAACTTCTGGCGGTCTCCACGATTGAGGACGCTGGACAGAATTGCGTGACTCGGTATCACGACTTGCACGGTTGGTTTCAGACATTATTTCTCCTTAGTTGTGCCACTTCACGTGCATAGCGTTCCAAAGGAATGCCTAGACGCTTGGCGATGTTTACTTCTGATGCAGAAAGGGTGATCTTTTTAGGAGCCACACTTCTTGAAGCAGAGGCAACCACATTTGATTTTTGGCGCTGCTTCGTATCAGCCGTCTCTTCAGACTCAAACTTATCTGGAAAGACTTGACGAATTCGGTTATCTAGTCGTTGATAGTATTCGTCACTCTGGGGATCGACCCCAGTTTCAACCAATTTTTTATGCACCGCTAGGGCTAGACTGGTCATTTCATCATCTGACCCAAACCAATTGTTGGCACGTTGCCACTTTTCAGCTTTAGGATCTACCTGCGGGTAACTAGGTTGTACTACTTCTTGACGAGGTTGTAAAGGGGTTGGTACAAAATTATTCACTTTTTCAGCTTTTAGGGCTGCATTGGTAAGTTCTTTTTGTGCTTTTAGTAACAAATCTGAGTCGCCATTTTCATAAGCTTGCTTATAAAGACGCTCGGCATCAGCCATTTCATTGGTTACAACCTTCTTAGCTTGATCAAGAAGTGCTGTCTGACTGACATTAACGGTGCTTTTCAGCTTTTCGTTTTCTTCATAGACAGCTTTAGCAATCTTGATTGCTTCTTCTCTTTCACGTAGGGCAGATTCTTTGGCTCTGCGTTCTTCGTGATAACCTTTTGCGAATTCCCGGACTTTTTGCTTTTGTTGCTTACTTGTGTAAGACTCAAGCTCTTCGTCTGTGGGTTCTACTGGAGGAGTAGCCATTGGTTCTCTGTTGCGATCTACCTCTGGCGTGTCATCAACAATCTCTATTTCTGGATCAGGCTCTACAACCCTACCGCCAGCCTTAGAGGGCTTCTCTTCTTCGTCTGGAAAGACAAATTCTGTTTGTTCAATTTCTGGCATGTTACCCCCTGCCTATTCCACGTGGATCTTGCACAACTGCTTCTACAGAATCATCGTTGATGATCCTGAATTCCTTGTTATGGATTTTTAACCTTGTACCTGTGTTCGGACGAACAATCACAAAGTCACCCACCTTACAGGACGGCCCAGAAGGGAATCTGGTTTTGTCTGCGTAAGCATCAGGGCCAAGCTTGACAACGAACAGCACAGGAGAGAGAACCTCTTCATAGTGTATTGTTGTGTTGGCTTTCACTAATCCGCTCTCATACTCATCATCGATCTCCGGTAAGACCGTCAGAATATGAAATCGTGCTGGTTCAGGCAATTGTCTTGCCTTATCCTCTGCACTGTCTGGCAAAACAGTCGTTGATTCGCCATTGCTGATTAAAAGTTCACTCATCTTTAAATTTCTCCAATCTTCGTAAAAGGTCATTCATGATGATCTGTGCGTATAAGAGACCCTTAATCTGCCCGCACATATTCTGGTACGTAGGGAAGTCCGTAGCCGACCCGTCACCAAGACTCATTAGGAGGGATTGCTCCTTCTCCTTCAATTCATTTAAAAGATGATTGATTATCTTTTCTTCCATTATTGACTCCGTTTAAACAATTCAGATTGGATCTTCTGGTTTGCCTGTCTAGCATCTTCCTTGAGCTTTTCCATTTCAATTTGCATCTGAGATTGAATGCGTTTCATCTCTGTCTGCGCTTGGATTTGGTTTCTCTGAGCTTCCGCCTGCGCCTGTATTTGAGCCTTTTGTTGCTCCATTTGCAGTCTTGCCTGAGCTATTTGGGTGTCTGCCTGAGCCTTTTGAGCCTTGGTTTGGGCATCCTGCGCTTTGATCTGGAGTTCCTGCTGTTGCATTTGGATCAATGGATCTTGGGCTTGTTGCTGTGCCTCAGCCTGCTGGGCTTGAGCTTGGTTGGTTTGTAAGAGCTGAACAGATGCCTTAGCACTCAATCTAGCCAACTGAGCCTCTGCCTCGGGAGGCAATGGGGTATCAGGAGCGGGCATAGCCACACCCATTTGATCTTGGATCTTGGATCTATAGGAGAACGCCAAATGCTCACAGATGTGTGCATGGATTGCAGCCATCATTTGCTGTGCCATTGGGTTCTGCCCGACTTGCTGGGCAATCATAGGATCTTGCATAAAAGTGGTATGAACCGCTATGTGTGCATCATGATCCTGATAGATGAATGCTTTGGTTGGCTCGCCTTTAAGGAATCCCATGTTCTCGGAAATAGGATCTTTTGGCACTTCATCATCTTCTACGGGTACAAGTTTCTCTGCGTTTTTGACCCCAAGAACCTCAATCATCTGCCTATGCAATTGGGGTAGGTTATAGATCTGAGGCGCAGATTGACTTAACTGGATCACAGCTTGGTACTGCATGATCCTTTGAGCCATCGTAGAGCTGTTAGGATCTGATACAGGGACAATATCGACTATGTCATAGTCCTGCCTGCTGGCAAAATGTCCATCTCCAGATTTAAAATCCCTCTCATCTGGGGCGTAAGTCTTGATAATCTCTTTAAGTAGGTTGAACTCTTGCTTCATTGAATAATGAACTCGAGCTTGCACCGCAGACATTGTCTTTAAGGTACGCTCTAGCAGAGCCAAGGTAGTCCCTACCGGAGCATTGGCAGACATGTCAGATATCTGTAAGTCTCCAATGGAACCTAATCTGCGTCCTTCGTCAGTGATCTGGTTTAAGAGCGTTAGGAGAGTCTGGCTGGGTTCCTTATAGGGAAGAGCCATCAGGTTATCTTTGATAGCCCCGCTCGGTACGTCTACATCCCTCCACTCGCCGGGAGCTATTGGGGTGTCGTCTCCTTTGATTCTTGCACCTCTTGCCTTGAGACCGCCCGGCAGATTTGACAATGTTCCAGAATCGACCAGTTGACGAATGAGCGATGTCCCAGCCCGAGCATAACCACCGATAATGTGAATAAGCCCCAGACCATAGAAACCAAAACCGGGTATATAACAATAGTCAACAAAATGTTGGCGGCGGAGTTTGAGTTCATCATCTTCTTCCCAGTTTCTATAAATAGATAAAACCTTATTTGTCCCTCTGTCTATGGTGATGACATAAGGCACAGCAATCCCTGTAGGCTCTCCATCTTTATCTAGATCTTCTAAACCTTCAATATCCCAGTCTGTGCAGATTTCTAGGAATTGATATCTATCATCGTCCAAAGCTTTGTAACCCTGTTGGGTTGCTTTTTTCTTCTCGATGTCAGACATGATGTTGGTGGGTTCCCCAAGATCTAAATCTCTATAGAATCCGCTGGCTTGGAGCTTCTTTAGTTCATTCTTGGTCTTACGCATCACGTGCGTGACACGTTCTGCTGTCCTAAGACTAGAAGCACCATAAGGGACAATCACATCTTCTGAGGTGACATAGCTGGAAACTCCCCTACCAAGGATAGGATCATCATAGACTTTCTTAAATCCTGAGCCTGATAAACCCAAACCAAACAACAACCTTTCATGTTCTGGTCTGTACTCAGGCATCTTCTCTGTGATTTTGTAGTTCATGTCGGTCTCAACACGAACCGCAGCTTCTTCATCTTCTTTAGAAGGATTACCAAAGATTTCTGATTTAACTGGCCCAGCAGCAGGGAAAGACTCCATGATGGATTCAGCTTGGAAACGAATACCAGCTTCGGTAAGGACTGTGGAATAAACACCACAGGCTCCGTTCCAAGGCTCAGTTCTTTCCTCATACTTGAGTCCCAGAACCTCTAAGCCTTTGACATAGGTCTCAGCCCAGTCTGCCCTTGAATTGATGTCTGCGTCTATCAGTCCAACCAATTCAGAACCAATAGACTGTAAAACTCTTTCATCTAAAACCTCTGCAAGGTTTTGACCAAAGTCTCCGCTGTAGTCTTGACCCGGCTCCAGTTCAATATCAATACCGCCTGCGTGGATGGATACCGCCTCTGGATCCTCTATCTCAATCTGTATATCTGGTTCTAAAGAATCAATCCCCTCTGGGGCTTGGTATAAAGCTTTGTCGATGCTCATGATATTTTCCTTAAATTAATTTCAAATTACCTTTGATTGATTTATCAATCATTCCGCCTTTTGCTTTGGTAATTCCTTTGCCACGTAATGCTGCCAATTCGGCTTCTTCATTATCGTTTAAACCACTTGGAGTTAATGCTAAAGGTAATAAACTTTCGCCTACATCTCTTGCTGCTTTTCTGTATTCTCCTGCGCTTGCTGCGCCTGCACCACCAAGTAAGGCGGCTGCTATGCCCGCTTTACCGCCTAAACCTTTTAATCTTTCTGGCTTAGGATGTACTTCAGTAATAGCATTACCCCAATGTATATTTTTACCTGATGAACCTACGGGGCTTTCGCTTCCATAAATTTCCACGGGATGCAAACCTACTTCTGGTTGTACTTTATACGGCGCTTGGACAAGGTTTGTACCTGCTTTTTTTGGGCCGTAGTCCTCCATTAACTGTAAAGCTACCTTGCCTGTAGGTTTTCCATTTTCTAAAACAGGTACAAATTTTGTACCCATTTCTGCGTTTTGATATAAACCAGCGATGTTGTTGACATCTTTTGGATCCATAAAAATAGTTTTTCCAGATCGCTGTTGAATACCTGTAGAAGTATCTCTATGATTTTCCCCGCTACGATTACGGGTTGTTGTGTTGTCGTTATGGTGTGCGTAAGTAGAACCACGACCAGTTTTAAACACAGAAGATATATCTTCCGTACCCGTAGGTAAGTTAAACAATGAATCGTAATCAGCCATTAGTAATACTCCAATTTACGTCTAAAGTAGATAGGTTCATCCTCTTCATCTGAATCGATGGTGATAAACCCTCCTTGTCTGAAACGCAACAAAGCCTGAGAGCTTGAGTCAACAAGGTCATCATGATCTCCGTTGGGAAAAGATGCCATCTCTTCCATGACCTCATCCGCCCATCTTGTATCTGGACACCACACTGCACCCGAAGCAAATAGATCAGATATTGCGTTTACACGGGCTATCTTATCGCTTCCTTTGCCCGGCGTATACTCCGATAAAGGAATTCCCATCCTTCTAAGTTCATAAATCAAAGGCGCTCCGGCAGCTTTCTTCTCAATAATCAATGTGTCTGGATTCCATAGCTTCCATAACTCCATAGCTTTTGATTTAAGCTCAGGAAACTCCATCCTTTGTTTAAACGCATCCAATAATATTATATTTGGCTTTGCATTGCCACGGGAATCTGGATGGTAGAACACTCCCCATGTGGTACAAGCAGAATAATCTGCCCTGTTTGACTTCTCAAACGCTGTATCCCAGCTTTGAATCAAATAATCACAGCTTGGCGGTGTCTCATCTTCCCAAATCTTCCACATATCTCTCTTAATGATCGCACCTTCTTCAGATGTGGGGTTCTGTTGGTACTGCGCTTCCCATTTTGAGACTGGCAACTCACTTTTCAGGGCTTCTAGGGCATCTTTTGACCAAAACCCGGGCCATAAAGGGGTTCCTGACGGCAAAATAGCAGGAAAATCAATGATCTCCCACTGATCTACACCCTCTTTTGACTGATTCTTAAGGATTTGCCCAGTCAAATCCCTCTTAGACCAGCGAGTCATCACAATAATAATGGCTCCACCGGGCTGTAAACGCTGTCTAGGCCCAGATGTATACCATTCATACACATTATCAAACACCGCAGGATTGCCTTGCTTGGCTTCCTGCTCCGAATGTGGATCATCAATGATCAATAAATCTGCGCCTTTACCTGTAACAGCACCGCCAACACCGATAGCAAAATAGTCCCCACCCATATGAGTGTTCCATCGTCCAGCAGCCTTGCTATCCGAAGATAGCTTCGTTTCAAATACCTTCTTATATTCATCTGACCCTACCAAATTCCTAACTTTCCTACCAAACCCAACAGCTAATTCTGCGGTGTGGGCAGTCTGGATGATCTTCTTCTCCGGGTTCTTACCCAAAAACCACGAAGGTAACAGATAAGAAGCAAACTCTGACTTGGTATGCCGAGGCGGCATATTGATAATCAACCTCTTTAACTCTCCAGCAGCCACTCTCTCAAAAGCATCTGCCATGATCTGGTGATGCTTACCCGATATAAACACGGGCCACATCTGAGAAGCAAAGAAGATAAAAGACTCCCTGCACCTCTCTACCCTGTCATACTCCAATAATTGTCTTATCTTGTTCTGCTCCGCTTCCTCTACCTTATCCACTATAGATAAGTAGCCAGCTATTTCACTTTTTGTGAGCAGTGTCATAACCTAGATATCTCTTTAACAGATCTATCCAGTACCCTAACACTTCTCGCCTTATGTGGTTTGATAAGAACTGCGCCTTCATTGATTAACTTATGGATAACCCTATGTATATTGCTTTTAGACTTCATACCCAATCCTCTAGCTACAACAGCATAAGACGGCGCTATACCGTGTAAACGGGTATACGCCTTGATGAAGTCCAACACCAATCTATCTTTTTCAGTCACCGAAGCTTTCACTGTTTATTCCTCCAGTACATAGTTTAAACGCATGTGAGAACGTTCGCAAGTCTTTTTTTAAAAAATATATAGGGGTGGGGTAGGGAGATTAGAAATGATATGGGGGTATTTGTAAGAGCGGATTAGTGAGCAGTAGGCAGGAGGGACGTTGCAACGCTGGGCGGGGGGTGGCGGTACGGTGGGGTGTCGCCCCTGACGTTTACACGCATCACCGTTTACACGCCATCACTGTAGCGTTGGCGAGATGACCGTAGGGGCATCGATGCGCTTTGGCTTGACGTTGTCCAGTAGCTTTAAGTGCGTGGCAAGCTCTCTCTTCAATTGATCAGGCGTTGACTGCTTGACCTCTGCTTGCGTTCTATCTATAAAGAGACCGACTGACTTGCCAAGCAGTTCCAGTGCTTTTAATTTGGTTCCCTCTTGGCGAGCATCCTTGCTATGCGCTAACAACTGTTTCAATACATACCGTTTTGTACTCGCCACATCCTCTGACAGGTGTTCGATGGTCTCTTCCACTCCATCGTTGACGATCCTCTTGATCCTCACATCCTTGGCGAGCTTACTAGCATTTGCCATGACGCATGCATCTGTTGCCTGTGAGTTTGGATAGCTTTCCCTGTACGCAACCTTTAGGGTTGCTCCCCGTATAAGACAGTTTGCGAATGCCATTTGTTGTGCCGTCAGTGGACGTTGTCTCTTATGCTCACTCCCCACAGGTTGACCATCTCTTCTTATCTTTGGACTCTCTGCGGTCATTGCCAACTGTTCCGCTACGCTCAAGCCCCCCGCATCCAATACCTGATCAATTTGCTCAAGTTCTTCAAGCTTTGCCAAGTAGTCCTCTGATGTCGTTTTGTTCATGTTTAAACACTCCCTGTAATAATGTGACCACGCACTCACTGGAACTGATTATATAAACAGTGCCGTTCTTGTCAACACCTTATCCACACCCTGTGCATAAGTTAAAAGTTATCCACAGGATGTTATCCACAGCTTATACCCAGCTTTATACACATGTCCCTCAAATGTATTCAATTTACCTATGCTTTGTAGTACATCTATATTCAAAATACACCTGTAATACTATAGTTCTCTAAACCTCTCAGAACCGCTCAGGTTGCGTCAAAATTATTTTCCAATGGTAAGGTAGCCTGAGACCCTTAAAAT